AACGCAGCATCATTTAGTTCACCAGGAGATAATATCTTTGTTGGATTAGCAACGGCAGTATCTAATTTTAATGACTCAACTGGTGAATCTGGAGATCCTACGATAACAGAGGCAACCTTTACTAACTATGCAAGGCAACAAGTTGCAGCATCTGCATGGACATTAACAACCGAGTCTGCAAATACACAAAGTTGCACTAATGCAGCTAATATAGAGTTTCCAGCATCTGGAGGCACAAACAATACAATAACTCATGTTTTTGTAGCAACTCATGTAAGCAATTCATTAGATGTCGTAGGCTCTGGTGGTAACGTACTGTTTATAGGAGCATTAGATGCTAGTAAGGCTATAGCAAGTGGTGATATATTTAGAATAAATGCTGGTAACTTAACAATAGAGTTGAAGTAATGGCTTTAGTATTAAATGACAGAGTAAAAGAAACTACAACCACAACTGGCACTGGTACACTTACACTAGCTGGTGCAGTAACTGGTTTTGAGACTTTTGCTGCTGGTGTTGGAAACGATAATACTACATACTATGCAGTTACGCTACCAGGCACATCAGAGTTTGAGGTTGGATTAGGTACACTAAGTAGTGACTCAAGCACTATTGCTAGAAGCACAATTATTAGTAGCTCAAATAGTGACAATGCAGTTGACTTTAGTGCTGGTACAAAAACAATTTTTTGCACTATACCTGCGTCTAAGTCAGTATTTTTAGATGCTAGTGGTAATATAGTTGCTGCAAACGGTAGTAATTTAACAGCATTAAACGCTTCTAATTTAGCAAGTGGCACAGTTCCAAATGCCAGATTAGATGCACAACTTCAAGATGTTGCTGGATTGGCTGTAACAGACAGTGGATTTATTGTAGGCGATGGAGCAAATTTTGTTTTAGAAACGGGAGCAACAGTTAGAACATCTTTAGGCTTGGGTACAGTCGCAACATTAGATACTGGTATATCAAATACAAACATACCAAAATTTACATCTGGTGTAGCTGATGATGATTTTTTGCGTGTTGACGGAACATCAATAGAGGGAAGATCATCAAGTGAAGTTTTATCTGACATTGGTGGTCAAGCAGCTTTAACTTTTGGAATATCAAATACTAATATTCCTATTTTTACTAGCGGTGTTGCAGATGATGATTTTTTAAGAATAGACGGAACCTCTGTTGAAGGAAGAAGTGCATCTGAAGTATTAAGTGATATCGGTGGTCAAGCCTCATTAACTTTTGGTATATCAAACACAAACGCAGTAAAAATAGATAGTGCAAGTGTAGCAGATGATGAGTATGCTAGGTTTACTGCAAATGGTTTAGAAAGTAGATCTACCAGTGAAGTTTTATCTGATATAGGTGGTGTAACGGCAGCAGACGCATCTAATGATGCAACAGCTTTAGCAATAGCGTTAGGATAATGACATGGCAAATACATTTAAATTAGTTTCAAAGGCAGGTGTAACGACAGCCGATGTTATATATACAGTAGCTAGTTCTACAACGACAGTTCTACTAGGGATTATGTTGGGTAATACAACAACAAGCCAAGTTACTGCTACAGTTACGATAGAATCAGATACATCAAATAGATCAGGAGCGAATAATGAGGCTAATCAGAATGTTGAGCTTGTTACCAATGCACCTATTCCAGCAGGTTCATCTCTAGAACTACTGGCTGGTAATAAGGTTGTTATGGAAACAACAGACGTATTAAAACTTACAGCAAGTGGAGCTACAGATATTGCTGTATCAATAATGGAGATCACACCTTAATGCCTTTTGTTGGTAAATCACCCGTTACAACTTTTGAGGCTACAACTGCCGTACAAAGATTTAATGGCGATAACTCAGATACTACATTTACATTAAACAGAACAGTAAGTTCAGTACAAGATGTTCTTGTATCTGTAGATGGTGTTGTGCAAGATACATCAGCATATACCATACCAGATGGCACAACTTTGACATTTACTGCTGCACCTAGTTCTGGAACTGCAAATATCTTTGTAAACTTTTTAGCACCACAAACTGGTACAGTTACACCAGCAGCCGAAAATAAAGGTAACTTCAAGGCAGGTGGTTTATTCAGAACAAATGCACAAAACTTAACGGCTAACACAACAATACTAGCCACAGAAAACGCACAAGTTACTGGAACATTTACAATAGATAGTGGTGTTACTTTGACTGTAAATAGTGGTGGAAGGTTGGTGGTATCGTGAGTAGTTTAAAAGTAGACAACATAACAGGTCGTGGTAGCACAGGTTTTACTGGCTCTGTAAAAAGTGAAGGTGGCAATACTACAACTGACTTACAACAAGGGTTGTGTAAAGCATGGGCAGTAATAGACGGAACAGGCACTGCTGCTTTTGATGATAGTTTTAACTGTGCTTCTTTAGCAGATAATGGTACAGGAAATTATACTGCAACATATACAAATGCCTTTTCTAGTGCCAATCATTCTTCTACAATGACAGTTAAAGATACAGCTATAAGTGCTAGATGTGATGGTGGTAGAGCAACTACAACAGTAAATGTGCAATGTT